TTGGGTACTGCTGTTTTAATCGGATGGCTCGGTTTATCTCTTTAGGGTCGTAATCAAAGCCCCAAACTTGACCGTCCCAAGAACCAAGTTCCTTCTCCAGCTTGTAACGGACTTGTTTCTTTAGTTCGAATGTGCAAGCTGCACCAGTAGGACCATTGATGTACCGTTTTTTAATCAGTACATCTTTTACGTTGAAAAACTTATCGCTGCGAATGGTATGAATTGGCTGCCCGTTCCATCTCTCGCAATCTGAGATAAATCGGACATTATCTGGATGCCCAGAACCTGTTTCGATGTAGTAAATCTGCACATCATCATACAGACTTAGTGCTATCTTACAAGCTACTGCGGATGTTACACCGCAAGAAAACCATGCTATTATCATTTGATTCCTTTCTTTCTTCCAGTGAACTACCTACGGTTTCGGGATAAACCTCATACATGCCGATGCTTTTCCCTATTTCTATATCATTTAAATTCGGGATGATAGCATATCTATCCTCTTCAATCTTAACAAGAGAGCCATATAACCATTCTTCACCGTATATGCTCTTACCTCTGAATTTTATTTCACGATTCATTTTATTTGCTAAAAATGCCATAAATATTCCTTTCATATCCTTATTAGTTAATTAATATCGCTCCCTACAAATGCCGCTATGGCATCAAATTCATCATTTGTATACTCATAGCCGTTAATGATTATAATTTCATTCATTTCTATATCGTTTTGAATTATTTTTTTATAACTACCGCCATTGTACTAATAGAAGTGCCACTCTCTTTAAACTCGCCTGCGCTGATTTCAAACACTTCTCCATGTACTTCTTTCAGCCAGTTGCGGAAATCAATACATTTCTTTTCCGAAGCAAATTTCCAGTGTTGGCTGGTTATTGCCGCAAGGGTTCCACCCTCTTCCAATCGATCATACATAAGCCTGACATGCTCTATATCCTGATTACTGGAAAACGGAGGATTTGCAATAATCTTAGTGTAACTACCTACACTGTCTTTGGTAAAGTCTTCATCAAGCAATATTACGTTGTTAAGGGTATGAAGAAATTCTCTGTTTTCCGGCATCAGCTCATAACATTCAACCATTACAGAAGGACAAGCCCGGTGGATTGCTTTTATAAGGGCGCCACGCCCGGCACTCGGCTCCAGTACCGTATCATCTTCATGTATCCCTCCGGCAAGCATAACCAGCCAGTCAGCAACATCGGCCGGAGTTTCAAAAAACTGGTAATCCTGCTGTAGGTTGCACCGTTTACCCTCTTTCAGCATGGAAAACACACGCTCCGGATTAAACGGGAATGTGAAACCCTGTATCTTCCCACCTTGCCATGAGCCGCCAGCTTCTTCTATCCACTTCTTTGCTTCGGCATAAGTATTTTTTATTGAATTGAACTTGAGGAAGTTTGAGGATATTGTTCTCAAGAGTACAATGTTTCAGTATTTCTTCTACATTCCATTTTTTACCTTCGTCAGCCTGTTTCTTCTTTTCCCCAACCGGGGCGTCAGGTGCTAACAGTGAGGAAATTTTTTGAACAACCGTATTGCTCGCATTCACGAAGGTATTGACACAGGATAGCGCTTCGATCAAGAAATCGGTGTCAACATGCCCGGTATCGTCATAGATGTCTATCCCTTCGGTCATGGATGACAGTTCATTGAGCTGCGCAACACTACCATGTAACGTTTCGATTAAAATCTTTTTTTTGTTCGTCATAACTTTTCTGCAAATAAATTCTTGTTGTGTCTACACTCCCATGACCTAAAAGGTCAGCCAGTTGAATAACATCTTTGTTTTTTTTCAGGAACATTTTAGCGAAAAAATGACGAAAGGCGTGGGCGTGCATCTTCCTTGAATCAATACCGCAATGTTTTCCCCATGCTTTCAAGTGCTGGGAAAAGCCCCGCTGTGTGATCGGACCGAATCTCCCTACTGCGAAAATCCCGGTCTTACCATGTTCCTTAGCATAAGCCTTCGCTTCTTGCTGCAATTGCTTTTGAAAGAAAAAACGTCTGTACTTGTTACCTTTACCTTTCAATGTAACCTCACCACTAATTATATCCTCCCATGTAAATCGTTGAAATTCCGACAGACGGGCGCCCGTTGTACCCAAAACCTTAATAAAGAAATAGTAATCCTTATTGTTTTTTGCCTTGAGATATTCCAACAGCCGGTTATATTCCTCCTCGGTCGGCACATTGTTCACATCAAGTTTGCGCTTTATTTTGGGGCGCTTCAGTTCTATAGGCTTCTTCAGCCATTTAGAGAATCTTTCGATTGCTGTAATCCGCAAACGGATGGTAGCGGGAGATAATTTTTCTTCTTCAAGACTTTTTATAAACCTCCTGCAATTATCCATGTTTACCTCATTGGCGTATTCGAAATACTTCTTCATGGATGTGTAATATATATCAACTGTATGAGAAGAGTAATCATTGTTATCAGTCAACCATATTATGAAATCATGGAGTAGTTTCTTATTTTTCTCTGAAATGACGTCAAGCTTTTCCAAAGGTTTCACCGCCTTTTCCCTTTTTCCATATCCGATGTTGAGATAGGATAATAGATCGCATATCGCTGAACACATTAGCGAATGACGCACCATGACATCTGCATTTTCACGCTTGTAATTCAAATAACCACGGCGGTTCACTTCTTTGGTCATCTCTAAAAAATCCGTGACATGCTTGATATATTTCCCGACAGTATCATAAGTCCTTCCTGTCGTGTATATGTAAGAAATATAATCAGTTAATATCTTCTGCCTGTCATTATTCATAATCTTGTTTAATTAAATTATACCAATCATTGCTATCTTCAAAAAAACATCTGTATCCATTAGCCGTATGTTTGCCTCTCACTTTCCGACATATAGCACTGATCAGAGAAGGAGCCACGCCAATCATCTTACCAGCCATTTGTATCGAAGGGAATACTCCACATAATTTCTCATCCTTTATCAAAACAACGCTCTTTTTATTCATGCCTGCACCAGTCTTATGCCAAGCCCCACGTCCTTTAGACAGATTTTTTATACTTCTGGCCTTGGAACGTTTTGAATGATAAACCATTTTACGACCCTTGTTGCGAGAAACACAACCCTTTAAAAATCGTCCGGTAATAAAGTCTCTCTCAAATCGCTCAGGCGGTATATATAATTCACTCATATCTAATCAGTTTTAAATATTAATCTTTTTCGATGAAAGTGTTAGTCGTGTTTATCACACCAGCAGAATCAACGCTCTTACCATCCCGGATAAACACTTTTTCTCGCATTAACTCTTCATAGTCATATAGTGACATTCCGATTACACACACACGACCATCAACATACAATTTACATTTCATTAATTCAGTTTCTTCTATCGGACCGATAACATCTATTTGAATTGTTCTTTTATTCATAATTTGCTCCTTCCTGTTCCGTTTTGAATTTATAAACCTTATTGTTCCCATATCCATTTTAGAAGAAAAACTACAGCGGAAATCCCAATTACAGCCATTGTGATAGCACCTCCTATTACTGTAATTTTTTCAATCCTCTTATTTTTTTCAGTTTCTTCATCCCAATTATATACAATGGATAACCCTAACTAAATGAATAGTACCACTATATTAATGGTGAAGATTATTTTCGTTAATTCACTCATATCGGTTCGGTTTTACGTTAATTGATTATCGAAAATCTTAATACACTCGAATAAGTAGTGCGCAATTATAGGTTGTACTGCATTGCCTATACACTCCGTTCTGTCCACCCTATCGGGAAGTTCATTAGACTTTCTAGCAAAGCGGGGTGAGGGTATATACTGTCTTGTTCGCCATCCCGGATATACTCGTGCAAATTGCCCCGATAAGTAGGGCTTCCGAAATATCGATCTTTGCAAGCTCCTTTCGCCGTGGATTTTGTTGGAGTAGGCAATACAATATAATCGCTCCCGACCCTGTTGTATGCCAAAGTCGGTGCCTGATAAACATTGCCATTCCGCATCATACCCGATTTGGGAAAGGTTGCATAAAACTTGTTCGAATCCCCGAATAAGGAGTATTGGGCTGTTTTCAATGAGCACGTATCGGGGTCTAGCTTCCCGTACAATTCTATACATCTCACTCCATAAGCCGCTTCTTTCACCGATAATTCCGATACCTTTTCCAGCAACGCTGATGTCTTGGCAAGGGAATCCACCGCTGATGATGTCAACAAATGGCGGTTTTGAATACGTTCTAATATCTCTGTTGATTTCATGTTCTTCTCCAAAATTCTTTTTGATTATACTTGTCTGATAGTCTTCATACTCACAACTCC